ATTGGTATTGGTTCGGATGCTTCTGATACTAATTTACAAGTGTTTCATAACGATGGGTCAGGTACTGCTACAAAAATAGATTTAGGCTCAAACTTTCCTGCAAATAGAACAAGTGGTGCAGTTGCTTCTGATTTCTTTGTGTTTGAAATGTACAATCCTTTTGATTCTATGAATGTATATTACAAAGTTACTTCGTTGGAAAATAACGTAACAGTTGAGGGGTCAATAACTACGAATTTACCAAGTGATACAACACCAATAACTATGCAAGCGGTTAGGACTTCGGGATCGTCTTCAAACGCTTGTAGTTTTGATATTAGTCAATTAACTTTAAATTGTTTGTCATGATAGAGGTAATAACAGAAGTAAGGGGAGCTTACACGTATGTAGAGAGCACCTACTTAAATATAATAAGAGTAGGAAATGAGGTTTTAAATGCTGATGTAACAAGCGAAATAACAGCACAAGAAACTATCATAAACGATTACATCTAATTTACAACAAACCGACAATAAATAAGTTAATAAAATATGAATGAGATTAAGTACATTTTAGAGCAAATCAGAAAAACAAGAACAATAGTGCTAATCATAATCCTACTTGGTCTCATTCTTTTTTATTACAAATCTTTAGTCACTAAGGTAGTAATAACCAAAATAGATAAAGTTGACGAGGTAAAAAAAGACATTAATAATAATGTTTTGATTCAACAAATGCTTAACGAGTTGATGTTTCAATACGGAGCGGATAGGGCTTATGTATTTCAATTTTCTAACAATGTAATGTACTACGACGGAACGCATAGAAACCATACATCTATGAGCTTTGAAGTATGTAACAATGGTGTAAGCTACGAATCAAGAAACTTGCAAAAGTTACCTGTTAGCCTATTCCCATTATTCTTACAGGAGGTTATGTTGGACAAATGTAAGTACACCGACATTAATAAGTTACAAGAAACATCCACAAGGTTAGCATTAAAGAAACAAGGTATTAAATCGCTTTGTGTTGCACCTTACTTTAAAGATGGTTACTTCGTTGCTTACATTGGGTTAGACTTTGTAAAAGAACACAATAAATTAGATTTTGATTATAAGGATTTTAAACAGAAAACTAACGAAATAGGGAGTGTATTATGCGAATGAGAAAAGGAGGTAAAAAAGGATGTCAGTGCAAAGATGGCACTTACTCTAAAGAGTGTTGCGATGGTCAATCACAAGGGATTGGAAGTACTGAGCAACAAGTAGTAAGTAACGTAAACCACACGATACAAGTAAGGGAAATTACAACAGAACGAGGTTAATAAAGTTAATAAAGAAAAACGTTTATGAATAAAGAAATAAAAGACGCTTTAAAAACTATCAAGACATTTTTAGGAATGGAAGTGAAGTTGGAGCAAATGAAATTGATCGACGGTAACACGGTAATCGAATCGGATTCGTTCGAGACTGGTGCAAGTGTTATGATTGTGGTTCCTGAAGGTGAACCAGTGCCATTAGAAGTTGGTAAGTACGAACTTGAAGACGGTCGCTTATTGGTAATTGAAGAAGTTGGAATTATCGCAGCTATCGAGGAAATGCCTGCAGAATCAGAAGAGGAAGAGATGCCTGTTGAAGCGGATGTGACTCCAGAAGTTGAAGTGAAACAACCAAAGAAAGTTGTACAAATCACGGAGCAACACTTCGCAGAAATGGAGGCAAAGATTGCAGAGCTTGAAACTAAGTTAGCGTCAATGACTCCAGAAGTAGTTGAAGAACAACCAACGGACGTTATCGAATTTAGCGCTGAGCCTAAACCGATTCAATTCAACCCTGAGAACGTACAACCAATGGAGAGAGTAGATTTAGCGATTAATACGCCAAAATCGTTAAGAGATAGAATTTTAGAAGAAGTATATAACAACAAATAAACAAATAAAAAATGGCTACAACAGTAAACATTAGTACATCATATGCTGGACAGGATTCTAAGCTATGGGTAAAAGCTGCGTTATTAAGCGGTAACACATTAGCAAATGGAGGTATGACTATCATTCCTAACATTGCTTATAAGACAACAATGCATAAGTTATCTACGGATGCTTTATTGAAAAATGCAACGTGTGATTTTACAGCACTTTCTGAGGTTACACTTTCTGAAAGAAGTTTGACATTGGAGAATTTCCAAGTTAACCTACAATTGTGTAAAAAGGATTTTGAAGCTACATTTGAAGCTGAAGAAATGGGTGTATCTGCTCATAAAGTATTGGCTAAATCATTTGTTGATTACTTATTAGCTTACATTACGGAGAAAGTTGCTGAGGCAGTTGAGGTTTCTATTTGGAGAGGTGCTACGGCTACGGCAGGACAAATTGACGGTATTGCTACTTTATTAGCTGCTGATGCTGCTTTACCAACTGCAAATGAGGTTGCAGGTACTACGGTTACGTCTTCAAATGTCGTTGCTCAATTAGGCTTGATAGTAGATGCAATTCCGGCTGCTTTGTACGGTTCGCCTGACTTGAAAATTTATGTTTCTCAAAACATAGCTAAGGCTTACATTAGAGCTTTAGGTGGTTTCTCAGTCGCAGCTACATCTAACAATGGTGTTGAAGCTAAGGGTACACAATGGTATAATGGTCAAGGGTTAACTTTCGACGGTATTCCAATTTTCGTAGCGAACGGATTGGCTGCTAACACTGCTATCGCTGCTGAGACTTCAAACTTGTTTTTTGGCTGCGGACTTTTAAATGACGCAAATGAAATTCGGGTCATAGACATGTCGGCAACGGACGGTTCACAAAATGTCAGATTTGTCCTTAGAGCGGGAATGGCTGTAAATTATCATTCAGTATCTGATATAGTTACGTATGGTATCACAAATTCAGCTAACTAATTAACTAATTAATAACCAATTAAAGGGAGGGTATATTCCCTCCTTTTTTTTTTAAACTTTAAATTATGGCTTGTAACTTAACCATAGGACGCGCGGAGGCGTGCAAAGAGGCAATCGGAGGACTGAAAGCCGTATACTTTATTAATTTTCAGATAGTTCCGTCTGATGTGACTTTCTCAAATGACTTAATCACTGCGGTGACAAACGTTGACAACTTGTACAAGTATGAGTTAAAGTCTAACGAAAACGTATTTGACCAAGAAATCGTATCAAGTCGTGAAGCTGGTACAACTTTCTTTAGACAAACGTTGACAATTAAACTAAAAAAACAAGATGCGACAACACACAAAGAAGTAAAGTTATTAGCTTACTCAAGACCGCACGTGTTAGTAGAGAACAACAACGGGCAATTTTTCTTAATGGGATTGTTTAGGGGTGCTGATTTAACGGCTGGTAGTATCAATAATGGTGGTGCTTTAGGAGACTTTAACGGTTATTCTTTAACGTTTACCGCTGAAGAGGCCCTACCGGCACCATTCACGGATATTACAAGTTCTTCTACTATCGTAGCTGATTGTTTTACGGGTGCAACTGTTGTAACTGCTTAACCATGGCATGCTTAATAACAGCAGGACGTTCAGAGCCTTGTAAGGATAGCTTTGCAGGGTTGCGTAATGTGTATTTTATTAATTACACTATTTCTCCTACTGACATTTATAAAAATGTTGAAGCTGAATGGGTAATTGATACATCTATTGGTGAATTGATTGAGCTTATAAATGATGTTAATTATTTGTATAAGTTTGAGCTAAAATCTAATGAAAATGTATTCGACCAAGAGATTGTAACATCACGGGAAAACGGAACGACTTTCTTTCGTCAAACATTGACTATTAAATTAAAAAACCAAGACATCGTTACACACAACGCTATTAAAACTTTAGCTCATTCAAGACCTCATATATTAGTAGAGAACAACGAAGGGCAGTTTTTTTTAGTTGGAATGTTTAGAGGTTGTGATTTAACGGCTGGTAGTATTAATAATGGCGCAGCGCTTTCAGATTTTAGCGGCTATTCCATGACCTTCCAAGCAGAAGAGATACTTCCGGCACCTTTTGTTGATAATGGGACAGATTCTTTTGTATATACCATTTCGCCATGGGTGCAGTCGATAATTGTAACAAGTTAATTTTTCGGAGGGGTTTAAAACGCCCCTCTTTTTTTTGCA